CTGGCGTAGTCCAAACCATTGCTTCTAAAGCTGGAAATACCAATGTATCGTCATTTTCAGGCGGTTCTACAGGATTAACCCCATCAACAGCCACTACAGGCGCTGTAAGCCTTGCTGGTACTTTGGCAGTAGGCTATGGTGGTACAGGTGCAACGACCCTTACAGGGCTTTTAAAAGGTTCTGGTACTTCAGCTTTTACTGCTGCTACTGCGGGTACAGATTATGTAGCCCCAGGTATTGCTACGACTTTTACAGCCTTACAGACATTTAATGGTACTTCTTCTGTAGGCGCTTTAAAAACAGTCAATATCAATGAGCCTGCCACAGTATCGGCAACAGCTTCTACAGGCACCATTAACTTTGATGTAACTACCCAATCGGTGTTGTATTACACAACTTCTGCAACAGGTAACTTTACCCTTAATTTTAGGGCTTCTAGCGGTACATCTTTGAATACTTTGATGGCTACCGGTGACTCGATCTGTGTATCTTTTTTATGTACTAATGGTGCAACTGCTTACTATAACTCTGCTGTAACAGTAGATGGAAGCTCAGTTACCCCTAAATGGCAAGGTGGTACAGCCCCAACCACAGGTAATGCAAGTTCTATAGATACATATAGTTTCGTGATCTTTAAAACAGGTAGTGCAGCATTTACTATCTTGGCTTCTCAAACAAAGTTTGCCTAAATGCCACGCTTATCTAAAATTGGTGCAGCTTCTTTAGCAGCTTTTGGGTTTACTGCTGGCAGCATTGGTGCATATACTTTATCTAACTCATTGCGGTTTAGAAGTAGTGCTACAGCGTATTTAAATCGTACACCTACAGTAACATCTAACCAACAAGCTCTTACAATAAGCTGTTGGGTTAAGCGTGGAAAATTAGGCGCATCTCAAAATTTATTTCAAGCATTTACAAGCGGATCAACATACAGTTATTTGTATTTTACTTCTAGTGATGTATTAAATTTTGCCAATGTAGTATCTAGTGTTGGAAAAGGCGATATAAGCACTAATGCTGTATTCCGTGATCCAGCAGCTTGGTATCATATTGTTTTGTCATTAAATTATGCAACACCTTCAGCAACTATTTATATTAATGGTGTTGCTCAATCTGTAACTGTAAATACTGCGCTTGTAGCATCAAATCTTTCATGGAACACTTCTGGAGTAGGAAACTACATAGCTTCAAATGCTACACCAGCAAACACTTTTGATGGCGAAATGGCTAACATTCAGTTTATCGATGGTCAAGCCCTAACCCCATCCTCATTTGGTGCTACAGATGCTACTACAGGCGCATGGCAACCAATAGCTTATACAGGAAGTTATGGTACTAATGGCTTTTATTTACCATTTACCAATACAACCTCTACAGCTACATTAGGTAATGATAGTTCTGGAAACAGTAATACTTGGACAGTTAATAACATTAGTTTAACTGCTGGTTCGACATATGACTCAATGACAGATGTACCGACACTAACAAGTGCTACGGCTGCAAACTATGCTGTCTTGAATACTTTAAGTAACCCGCCTACAGGATTGGCAATAGATGGAAATCTTGTTGGTTCATCAACTAGCGCTGCAGAAGGGTATTGGAACTCAACCATTGCAATTCCTACAACAGACAAATGGTATTGGGAAGCCCAATTTGTAACAGGTAATTCTGGAATAAGAACATCAACAACAACATCAAGTTTAGGTACATACTCTGTAATGTTAAATGAAGGCGGTAAATTATATGTAAATGGTGCTGACCTTGGCGTTGTTGCATCTACATATTCAGGCACCGATATTATGGGTGTTACTGTTGATCCATCCACTACAACAATTAAATGGTACAAAAACAATACCCTTAATTACACATATACTTATACAGCACAAACATTACCGCTTTTTGCTTTTTTTGGTAAGTACAGCAATAATGTTACTGCTAATTTTGGTCAAAGACCATTTAGCTACACCCCACCATCTGGTTTCCTACCATTAAACACTTACAACCTATAAGACTATGCCAACTACATACGCAATACCTAACGGTCGGACAGTATTTGATGCTACTCTGTATACGGGTACTGGTTCTGCATTAACTGTTACAAATCAATACGGATTTCAACCTGATTTATTTTGGGTGCAAGCTCGCAATAATGCTAATGGATATGGCAATATACAAGACACAATTCGGGGAGTTAGTAGACCTTTATTTAGTAATTTTTCAAATGCAGAAGAAGCATATGTATCTGGATTTTGGATTACAGCATTTAATTCAAATGGTTTTTCTGTAGGCGCTCAAAATCAAACTGGCGCATCTGGTTGGACTTATGTCGGTTGGCAATGGAAAGCTGGCGGTACAGCAGTAAGCAACACATCAGGAACTATTACTAGTTCTGTAAGTGCTAATACAACTGCTGGATTTAGTATTGTTAGTTATACAGGCAATGGATCAAGCGCACAAACTGTAGGTCATGGATTAGGCGCAACACCTAGTTTAATTATTGTAAAAAATAGAGTTGCACCCACTGGCGGTAATCCAAATAATGAATGGTGTGTTTGGCATAGTAGTGTTCCAACCAAAGCTGCTTATTTAGACACTGCTGATTCTTTTAATTCTGGAAATTATGCTGCCTATTGTTTTAATCTTCCAAATACTCCAACAAGCTCAGTAATTAATGTACAAAGAGGCGGTACATATCCTTCTGATATGACAAATGGCAGTGGAAATGCAATTATTGCTTATTGCTGGACTCCTATAGCTGGATACAGCGCATTTGGTAGCTACACAGGTAATGGTAGTGCTGATGGCCCATTTATCTACACAGGATTTAGACCTAAATATGTAATGTTTAAAAATACAACAACCGATGCTACACCTTGGATAATTTTTGATACATCAAGAAATCCTTACAATGAAACAAATCTTTCATTATTAGCAAATACTAGTGATGCCGAACAAACTAATAATGGATGGAATGTAGATATTTTATCAAATGGTTTTAAAATTAGAAATACATCAACTTCAAACAATGGAAGCGGCAATACTATTGTGTATGCCTGTTTTGCCGAAAACCCTTTTAAATACGCTAACGCACGATAGGAAACACAATGTCAAAATTAAATATTAAAAAGGCTGACAATGTTCCTGTTTGATTACCTAATGGATAGACTTGGCTATCAAAAGAAAACTCCTTGGCTTTTTCCTGCCCCCAAAAAAGCAATTAAAAAAGTTGCTAAAAAAACAGTTAAAAAGCCCAAAAATGGCTGAAAATCGCTTAGAACTTACTGACGAACAACTAGAAGATTTAGTTGAAAAAGTCACCGAAAGAGTTGTTAAGAATCTTTATACATCGGTAGGTGAAACAGTTGTTAAAAGGTTATTCTGGGCAGTAGGGATCATCGTTGTAAGTCTATTGGTCTGGTTAGGCGGTAGCGGTCATATCGTCAAATGAGGCGTAAAAAACCTATGCAATCAAGAACCATGTGGTTCTCATTTGCTTTAGTTATTTTAGGAGTTGTCTACGACAATTTTAGTTATGTCCAAAACATTATTGACCCCAAGATATATGGCATTGTGCTTATTAGTGTTGGTATTTGCGTTGCTATTCTCCGTTTTATAACTTCTCAGCCATTAAAATGATCCTATACCCGTTTTTAGTAATTATTAACCTAATTGGCACTATTCTTACATTTCCATTAGCACTATTAATCGTGCTATTTGCTAAAGATGAAATGGGCTGGGTTAATAACGCAACAGCTAAAGCGGTAGGCCCAAGACTTTCTAAATGGCTTAATTGGTTTCAGACTTGGGATAACAGCTTAGATGGAGATATTACTTTTGTAGCTGCCCATAAACCCTCATGGTGGTCTAAAGTTCAATGGCTATGGCGTAACCCGTTCTATGGGTTTGCTGTAGTTGAGTTTGATGGTTCTACCGGTATGTCTTATTTAGGTGATCTAGCAACTAATGAAACCCATTATGGCTATATTCTGGTAACTGGACACGGGTTATTCCAATGGGTATATACCCGTAAATTAGGTTCTAAAACTTTATATCTTAATTTTGGCTGGAATATCAGGGCTTTGGTAGACCCTGCTTTTATAACTCCTGATCAATGGCATGACAATACAGAAGTCATTAAAGATTGGCACGCTACCTTTGCTTTCTCACCAAGGATTGTTTAATGTTTCCTTTACCGATTGGAATGTGGATAAATATAGGGCTTGGCGTTATTGCTGCGCTGTCTATTGCTTATGGTAAATACGAGTCTGCTAAGTATGATGCGTACAAATCTAAGACTGAATTAGCCGCCCAACAACAGGAATTTGAGATTAAATCCCGAGCAAAACAAGCCAACCTCATTAACGAAAAGGTCAAAAATGATTACGAGAACCGCCTTGATATTATTAAGCGTACTTATGGTGGGATGCGCCTCGCCAGTACCAATCAAACAAGCACAATTTCCCCTGCCCCCAGCAGAACTGATGGCACAGCCACCGACCCACAATTTATTGCTAAATGTGCGATGACTACTCAGCAGTTAGAGTCTTTACAGGCTTGGTTAAATGAGCAAATAGGCGTATTTAATGCAAAATAACTTTGATAATTGTTTAGCGCTGTTATTAAAGTCTGAAGGTGGTTATGTAAATAACCCTAAAGACCCAGGCGGCAGAACTAACCTTGGAGTTACTCAAAAGACTTGGGAAGCATGGGTAGGCAGAGAATCTTCAGAAAAAGAAATAATGGCTTTAACCAAAGATCAGGTATCGCCTCTTTACAAGGCTAAATATTGGACAGCTTGTTATGGGCCACAACTTCCCTTAGGAGTTGATTATGCGGTCTTTGATGCCTCTGTAAACATGGGTGTAGGCAGAGCAGTCAAACTTCTTCAAGAAAGCTTAGGATGCGTTCCTGACGGTCAGATTGGCCCACGCACAATTCAGCTTATAGATCAAAAAAACCCACAAAATGTTATTGAAGGCTTTAGTAAGCGTAAAATTAGCTTTTATGAGTCTTTACCTACTTTTGCAACATTTGGTAAAGGTTGGCTAAAACGAGTTGAGGATGTTAAATTTGCTGCCCTTAAAATGGTTCAGTAAGATCAACATATTTAAAGAGCTTGCGTGGGACATCAAAAAAATACTCCCCCTCAGATACCGCAGTATTCTTTACCTCAATTAACGGGGCTGCCAAAACAAACTCTGTTTTTGTCCAAAAAGCATGAGTTAAGTCCCCAGTTAATACAAAAAATAGCGTTGGCAGATTTGCCTGAAATAATTTCTCTTTGCGTTGGGCTACATGGATGGTTTCATACTGATGCAAGTTTGGCTGACGAACTTCTACCTCAACATATCCTACTTCTTTCCCTGATCGATGAACGACTAAATCAACTGCATATTTATCGGGATGGGGCGTAGCTTGTAGACCCCACTTCATCTCAATCCACCTAGTTACTGCTTCTCTTGCAGGTGGATCGCAGATGTCGTGTAGTTCTTGATTAAATTGCTTGTATTTCATTATTAGCAAAAGAATTACGGTAAGTTCTCCATTTTTCTTGATACCAAGGACTTTCACTTGGAGGTTCAAACCCAAACTTCTTTAGGGTGTCAATTACATTGGTCTTTGCTGCTGGTATATATGGGTGGTTTATGTCTAAAATTCTTGATTGCATAAATACTCCTTTGGTGGTTCTAATGTGTATCCAAACGCATACAGAAAAGGGTTATATTTTTGTATAACTTTGCGTTTAGTTCTAAGTTGCTTGGCCTCGTTAAAAGGTGCTGGAAGCGATGTCCAAACATTACAAATAACTTGAAAAGGCCCGTCTTTCATTACATTCTCCGAATAATGTCCCACTTCGTTGTGCAAAGGACTTCAACAGGAATATCAGAAGAAGTATTGGCGTTACCGATCCTGCGTTTGCCATAGATGATCATAGGCTGCATACCACCGGCTAAACACTCCTGACTAGCTTGGATTGTTTCTTGACGGCTTAAAGCCTGAACTGCTGGATCAATAAACAAAGTCTGTGGCGCAGCATCAGTTGTATACCGAACTCCACCAGGGCCTCCACAAGCTGCTAAAAATGCTGATAAACCTAAAATTGCTGTTTTCATTAAAAATGCCCCCATCTTAAATAAAGCGTTGTAAAAACAATTAGCGTAATAACTAATCCTGTAATGCCACCTAAAATTAGCTCTTTCATAAATAATCTCTCACTTCATGCTCGGCAAGACTTTCCATATAGTCAAAGCTCATCATATAAAGTTTAAGACCTAGTTTAGCCCAATCTTTTTGCTCTACATAATCACGGATAGTTTCTTGATCTTCAGGGCTGGCTTGCTGAATTGCCTCACCCATGCGGAAAGCATCGCTGGCATCGTAGCCTGGTGTTGACATTAGATCGTCAACTTCTTTTTGAAACGCTTCTAATTCGCTAACATCATCTTTCATTTGTTTCTCCTTAAACTTTAAAGTCATCAAATGCAAAAGATTTAAATAAATCAACCATTCTTAAAACATCATTAAATGGCATATTTTTTCCTGTAGCTTCTTTAACTATGTCACGAATGTCTTCTACTTGAGATTGAGTAATTTCGTAACAGTCAGGAGTTGTCCAAACATAGTCTGCGTAACCTTCTTTAGTTATTCCTAATTTCATTTAATTCTCCTAGTTATCACTCCGTATCGAGTAGGTCTAATATAATTAAGATTCCTTAACTATGCAAGTAGGGATTACCCTAAGTGCATATTTACAACAATGGGGTAGGGGTAGGTAATTTGAAGGTCTTGAGGGTTAACCTGATAAACCTCAAAATGGTTGGTCGGGGGTGTGACCATTACCTACCCCTATAATTTGGATTTTATACGATAAAAATGCAACAGGTGGCAAAAACATTCCCAAGCCATTGTTAGGTTTTCTTGGGAAATCTCAAATAACCTAGCTTCCTCGTTGTTTACATAGATTACCGCACAACTAGCATCAGGCATACCCAGGCCCTCTCGATACGCTGCAAGTTGCATGAAATGTTCAAAAAATGGGGCTACATCGTCTAAGTCTTTTTCAGTCGTTTTAAAATCTATAACAGCGCCTGGAAAATTTATTAGATCGTCTGATCGGCTATATAAGTCAACTTTACCCCCATAGCCAAACTTCACATTAGCAAAAGCCTTTTCAGAAATCCATTTCTTAGCCCCAAAATGAGCCGTTAGAGCGTTTTCTGCTGATCTGCAATAGGTAGGTACGCTCTCTAATAAAACTCCCTCAAAGAACGATTCTAGGATACCGTGCATATGAGTACCACGGTTCATGGCTTCTTTACCTTGAGCCTTAGAGTCGGTCATTACCCGATCACAGTAAGATTCGTCAGACTCTCCCTCACCTCTAGGTAAAGTCAAGGCAGCTAATAAAACTTGTTGTTGCTTCCAAATGTCTAAGCCTGGCTTGGCAGCACAATTAAGAACTGTCGTAACACTTGGCAATAAATTAAGTTTCTTGGCATCTCGCAAGGTCGTGTTTCTTAACCCTGTTTTGCCTTCTATTTGGTAAGCTGGTTCTCCAGCCGTTGTATACCAATGGCCTGATTCTGCTACTATTTTCATAACGCCCCCGTTAGTTTACTAATTTTAGGATTTCTTCCCTATTAAGTGGATCATCCACCATATCTGCACAAACATGGACAATCCCCTTAATGACACTAGCTAAATCTTCTGGTGCAAAACTGATCATGGGTACAAGCTCATCGTAGCCCCGTTCCTGATAAGTCTTTTCAGTATATTTAACTTCAATAATGTCTTTAATTTGATTGTCCATAGTTTTTAAAACGGAACTTCGTCATCCTCAATTACATTAACAGGCTTGGAATTTTGCATTTCTGCACTCTTTTTAATTAAATCCTGTACCCAAGGCCAAAGCTCTGAAAACTCCTTTTGGTTATATTTGTTTAAATCAAACATAACGCAAGGGTTTACCCCTGTTGGAAATTCTTTGAGCTGACTAGGTATCTGACTAAGTCCTGAAATATTAGGGTAGGTTTTGCCTTTGTATTCGTTATGAATAACATTGACCATAGCCCATTTATCTAGCAGTTTTGCCAGATCAAACGACTTGAGTTCTTCAGCAGTTAACTTCTTGCCTCGCCAAGCCTCTAAATCGCCCCGTAGAGTGCCTTTTTCATGAAGACTTAGGGTATATCGCTTGTTAACAACTAAAGGCTTGCCATCAATTAATAATGGCCCATTGGAATCTTCCCCATGTAGCTCAAAAGTAACCATGATCTTATGTTGCTGTTTGGCAACGCCTTCCCACTCCGTAGTCTGAGTGCCTAGATCAATAATTGAAAACAATCGACCAAGATAGTTACCAGCATCGGGTTTCCTAAACTCTTTATTTTCCATAATATTTTCGCTGATAATCATGCTCTGCCCTCTGTTAATAAGTTTCTAACCACATCACGACAATACGCAGTCGCAGCAGGTAATTCTGAATCGCTGATCTGTAACCTGGCAACATTAGCAAAATCAGGATTAAATACCTTTATAGCTCTAGCCATTAAATCGTTTCTTTGGTTTGCGGTTGCTCGTTTTTCATTAACTTGACGAATAAAAGCATGAGCAATATTAGGCAAATCGTTAAAGCGTTGATGCACTAAATTAGAATAAGTGTTTTTAACATAATCTTGATTAAAACCATCTAAGATCATGCAAGTAGCTGCGGTTCTAATTGGCGCTGAAGAAAGCACAGCCATAGTTTTGCCGCAATATTCTATTAAATTTTCATGTACTTCACCAACGCCAGTATTGTAGATTTCAAGGGCTTGATCTGCGCTGGTTAAAGTATCACCACCAAATACAAGTCTAGCCAATACTCTTGAAACTTCTGCGGTTTTTTGATTTATGCCTGTTAGATCAGATAAAGTGCGTTTAACACCGTTATCTAAAACCTTGTAAGCATCGTCAGAAATGCCCGTAGTTACTAACATTTCAATGGGTATACCACTATTAACAATGGCTTCTAAACGGTGTTGTCCGTCAAGCAATTTGCCTGACTTTGTAAATCCTATGCCTTGATGAGTTGTAATCCACTCGCCCCGTTTAATCATGGCACTAATATTGCTAACCCACCAGCCACGCTTGGTACGATTATCAAAATTTAAAGTTAACCATTGTTTTGCCTGATCAGGCGTTATTGTAATAAATTCTGCTTTCATTATTTTCCCCCTTTTGGTTTTCCACAAGCTGCACGAATCACAGCTATATCTTCAGGTGTTGCATAATCATGCTCAATGTTCTCAAGCGCTTCTTCTAGTCTTTCTTCAAACTCATTCATTACTTCTGCCATTTCATCCATGTTGCTCTCCTGTTATCACCGAGTATTCGGTAAAACCATAGTAAAGTAAAATTAACTATTTTGCAAGAACTATTGCAAAATAACCACATACAAGTTAAGATGGCTTATGAAGCTAAAAATCTCCGACTCTAACTTAATTGATCTGCTTGGGGGAACTAACCAGGTATCTAGAATGGTCGGTACTAGCCCTGCGGCAGTAGCCCAATGGAAAAACAACGGTATTCCAGCAGGACAACTGGTCGTATTGGGTGCTAGATTAGAAAAAGTCAGCGCTGGTCTAGTTACCCGCCAAGACTTATTTCCGACTACTTGGCATCTTATTTGGCCTGAACTATTGCCTAAACCAAATTTGTGTTTATAATTGTTGATGTCAGGTCTGGAAAACTCGGCAGATAGTAATAAGGCTCTATTCACATGGGCTGGATTGACTACCTAGTTTAGCTACTCTGTCATCTTTCCAGACCCCAGCCCAGTTGAATGGAGCTTGACCTAGCCCGCACTCATTAGTGTTGCTGCGGTAAAGGCTGTAGACCTCCAGAAGCAAATGACAGACCTATGCAGATTGATGTGTGTAGATTCTGAACCGCCCTGATACCGTAAGGTAAGGGAAACGGGGTAGCCTTGGTAATGACAGACCTGGACAAGCAAAAGTACCCTTCATCAATTTATGACCTGATTCCGAAACATCCGAACTCGTATAATTCACCTATCTTCGGATAGGGAAATTACGCCCAGAAATCCTCACAAACCGATTCGTATACGGGGAAAAACAACACCTAGGGTAAACACCTATTAAGATATGTTGATTGTTGTATTAATCTATGGTTTTAAACAAGGGGGATTTATGAAACATTCAATATTTTTAATACTTTTAGTACCTCAATTAGTTTTAGCTCAAACCTATGTAATGACTAATCCACAAGGATATAACACCGGTACTGTTCAAATTCAGGGTAATCAAGCTACATTTGTAAACCCTATGGGCTATGTAACTCAAAATGCCACAATCTATCCAAATCAAATTGTCTTTAGTACGCCTAGTGGTGTGGTTACTAATGTGATTGGAACTACAGGCTATACAGTCCCATCTTCCCCACAAAGTCCTCCGAGTCCTAGGACATTACAATGACTACATTTTTTACTGAAGATCGTTTAATTTGTGAGTTAGAAATCTTGCAAAAAATAAGCAACGATCATTTAAAAACACTTTCCGATGTTGTACACAGAAAACCGCTTACTGTAGAACAGGCATGGGATTGTTTTGTTGAGGCTGGCAAACCTAATGTATCTGGAAAAGAATTTCGTTGGATTGTAAAAGCCATAGAAAAAGCCCATAAAATATCGTGACCACTTTTACTACCGAAGATAGGGAAAACGCCCAAAGTTATACGGTGAATGTTCCTACTGAGGCAGATCACTTGCATGACTATAAAATAATGCTGATCATTGATAAAGCAATGGAAGCAGAAAATCCTGAGAAAGAGATGAATAAATTATGTTTGAAGATTTTTGGGAGTTATACCCTCGGAAAGTGGGTAAGAAAATGGCAAGAACGGCTTGGGCTAAACTTACCAATAAACAAAAGGTGGATGCGTTAGCCGCTATAAACAATTATGTTAAGTATTGGAAGCTCAAAGAAACTGATCTAGATTTTATTCCTCACGCCTCTACATGGTTAAATCAAGAGCGTTTTGAAGATGAACTTGATCTGACAGTTAAGTCTGAAAGACCAAAACTTCCTTGGTATAGTAGCGATCAACTTACAATGGAACATGGACAAAAACTCGGCATCGCAGCAAGACCAGGCGAATCAATGCAGCAATATAGAAGCAGACTTGCATCGGTGTGGAGTCCGCTATCTGCTTAAATTAAGACATACTAAGGGTTTAAACTGGTGGCGTGAATACTTAGCTAAACATAAATTACCAGAACAGCAGTTAATAGATTACAAAGAACAATGGTTACTAGGAAATAGGGGGGAGTGGGGAATATGGCTCAATGGCTCATCTGGACAGTCGGACTTGTTTACTTGATCGTAGCAATCGACTTATTTAATAGAGGTAATGTTGGTCTAGGCTTATCATTTATAGGTTATTTTATAGGCAATATTGGCCTTGGAATGGCGGCTAAGTGAATGAGTTGGCTCTTTTCGCAGGCGCTGGTGGAGGAATACTTGGGGGACATCTCCTTGGATGGAGAACAGTCTGTGCAGTCGAATGGGAAGCCTACCCAGCTAGCGTATTGTGCGCCAGACAAAATGACAAAATACTCCCGCCTTTCCCAATTTGGGATGATGTTCAAACCTTTGACGGAAAACCATGGCAAGGAATTGTTGATGTTGTATCTGGAGGATTTCCATGCCAAGACATCAGCGCAGCAGGAAAAGGCGCAGGAATTGACGGAAAACGGTCAGGAATGTGGTCGCACATGGCAAGGATTATTGGCGAAGTACGACCCAAATACACATTCATTGAAAACAGCCCAATGCTCACTATTCGGGGACTTGAATCAGTCCTTGCAGACTTGGCCAAGATGGGGTTCGATGCGGAATGGGGAGTGTTATCAGCAGCCGATGTTGGTGCAAACCATGAAAGAGAACGAATTTGGATTGTCGGAAAGAATACCCAACAACATAGATTTTTTTCACACTCCCAACACAACAAGGATAGATGGGGGGAGCAACAGCCGCAAAGCATTAAAAAAAAGATTGGAAACATACCCAACTCCAAATGCGGGAATGTACAGAAATCTGAATTACAACAAAGAACTGTGTTTAAAGAGGGCAGAAAAACATCAGACAGATTTAGCAATGGTATCGGTAATGCAGTTTGGTGGGCAACTGAACCCAGCGTGGGCAGAGTGGCTAATGGGTTGGCCGGTGCGGTGGACAGAATTAAAGCCATTGGAAATGGACAAGTACCCTTATGTGCAGCAACAGCTTGGAAATTATTAAATGAACGACTACGATCCAAATGAAGCAATAAACTTTATATTTAAGACTGCACCTGCTTACGCTAAAGCTAAAGGTGAGCTTGCTCAGCTTGAAGTTTACAAATCATCTTTGAAAGCCATAATGATGAAAAAGTCAAGCGAGCAAACTATTGGCGCACAGGAAAGAGAAGCGTATGCTAGTCAAGAATATCAAGATTTATGTAAGGGTATTGGAGCAGCAACAGAGGCTTCAGAAGCGTTAAAATGGCAATTAGAATCCGCTAAATTAAGAGTTGAAATTTGGCGCACACAAGAATCATCCAACCGAAACATTGAAAGGCTTACCAAATGACCGACTATAGCGAAATTGTCTTAGATATTAAGAACTTAACCAAAACATATCTAAATGCTGCAAGCCTTAACAAAGACAAAAGCGCTTATGACATCAGTATTCATTTGGTGGATGTCTGTCAAAAATTGGAGGACTTATCTAAGGCAAGGCTAGATGGTCGCTAAAGCAAAAAAGAAACATTACGACAATGTAGCTCGTCTTGGATGTATTCTATGCTGGCACTTAGGTTATGACACAGATGATGCAGGATGCCAAATACACCATATCAGACACGGTACTAGCGGAGTTGCTAGACGAGTTGATGCCCCTATCATTGGACTCTGTTTTGAACATCACCTTGGCAATGGAGGAATACACCTCCTTGGCAGAAAGGGTTTTCAAAAAAGATATGGAGGAATGACTGAAGAAGGATTGTTACAAATTGTATCCGAACGATTACAGCTCCAAGGGATCAAACCCTAATTCTTGAGCAATCATTTTGCACCGAGTTCGCATAGGTTTACCATGTTGCGCCCATTTATCACCTTTTTGCCGATAGAAGCTCATATGAGCAACTTCATGGCAAAGAGTTGTAAGCATTGTGTAGTAATGACCACAACGAGCCGATGAGATTGTAATGGTATGTTCATAGTCAGCGCCTGTATCGTACATATATGTGCCTAATACATCGGGATCATGGACTATTTGAAAGTCAATTTCCTCTGGCAAAGGTAAACTCCACTTAGTAAACGGATAGCAACAATACAAGCTAGCGTATAAGTGACGAATTACTTCTGGGCTTAGTTTCATACCTTGTTAATACAACCTCGAAACTCAAACTCACCGTTTTCTTCATCTGAAACCATAATAAGCTCTGGCATTAACATTCTGCCTTGATCAAATGAAAGCATTACAAAGCCTGATCGCCAATCTTTAGGGCCATCTTCAGTATATTCAAAAGTTGAACTGAGTGGATTGGCTAGACATCCTGTTTGAACGCCCCAATAAGTGCCTTGGTAGCCTGTAATTGGACTTGCACACAAAACATGGGTATGACCAGTAATAATGTTTGTGTTCCCAGCAGCCGTAAGGTTGTTATAACCTGCTAAACGACCACCTTTATGCCTGTGTTTAACTACAGTATCCTCGCCTATCCAATATGACCAGCAAGTTTTCCACTCAGGAAAATGGTATTTAAGGCTAAAACCGTCAACCCCGCTATATTGCGGCACTTTGTTAACTAACCATGATTCATAGCGCATATCGTGGTTACCAAGAGTCCAAATAAGCTCACAACCTGCTGGCTTATGTTTAACTATTTCATCTAAATGATATTGGCAGGCTTTAAGCTCATCTAAGACAGATGGCTTTTGGTCATAATTAATGGTAGGAAAACGACTTAAAACTTGACCGTCAAACGCATCACCGTTACAGATAATGACTTGAGGTTGAAATTCTTTAATCATTAATAACAACGCTTTAAACGCTGTTGTGGTTATATCGGTAAAGTGGGCATCACTAAAGACTATAACCCGCTTAACCTTATCTATATCTATGCCACGCCTGACATTGTGGGGAGTTTGCTCTATTTTTTTAAGT